ACTCGCCGACATGCTCGAGAAGCATTTTGGAGATGAGGGCGTCCGCGTCTTTCTCGCGAGGAAAGAAGAGCGATGACCGCCACCCGCCCCAAACAGCCCGCGCTATTCGACGTCGGCCCCGACGCGCCCAAGCCCAAGCGCGTGCGCCGCAAGGTGCCGCTGTATCGGGACTGCCCACAATGCCCGAGCTGCGATCAGCCGTTCGGGACGCCGGTCGCGCACAGTCGCGGGTACCATGACAACTGGCTTTGCTGCGCGCACTGCGGCCACGAATGGAACGCGACGGCAGAAGCGACCGAGCAAGCATGGCGCGCGTACGAGGCATGGGAGCGCTTCTGCGATCGAAAGGCTCGCGTATGACCGCCGCGCGCGACATGCGGGAGGGCGCACGTGCGCTCGATCTCTTCTGCGGCGCCGGCGGCGTCACGAAAGGTCTCCAGCGCGCTGGATTTCATGTGACGGGCGTGGATATCGCGCCTCAGCCGAACTACTGCGGCGACGCGTTTCACCAGGGCGACGCGCTCGAGTTCCCGATCGAGGGCTACGACTTTGTTTGGGCGAGCCCTCCATGCCAGCGGTTTTCGGTCTACTCGCGGAACATGGGCACGGCGGAGAATCACCCCGACCTGATCGCCCCCGTGCGTCAACGTCTCGCGCGCGTCGTGGCGCTGACAGTGATCGAGAACGTTCCGGGCGCGCCGCTTCGTAAGTCGCTCATGCTGTGCGGGTCCATGTTCGGGCTGGCTGTCGTGCGGCACCGCTTCTTTGAATGCAGCTTCTATCCTGGGCTCGCGCTCTCGTGCGCGCACACTGGCCTTGCGGTCCCGGTTTTGGGGCACGGGACGCCGCAATGGCATCGCCGCAAGTTCGGTCGAAACATCAGCATCGAAGAGAAGCGCGCCGCAATGGGCATCGACTGGATGAGCCGCGACGAACTGAGCGAGGCAATCCCGCCCGCGTACTCGGAGCACATCGGCCGCGCCGCGATGCGCGTTCTCCAAGAGGCCGCGTGACCTCGTCTCTCCGCGCCGAGCTCGCCGAGATCCGCCGCCTGCTCGAGCGGATGGTCGAGTTGCAGGAGGGCCGGTGATCTACTTCCTTCGCGCGCGCGAGATCGGTCGCGTCAAGATCGGCTACTCCGCGAATCCCAAGAAGCGGATCGCGAGCCTACAGACCGCGAGCCCGACGCAACTCGAGCTGATTCGCATCATCGAAGGCACCAAGGACGACGAAAAAGACCTGCATCGGAAGTTCGCAAAGCTTCGTATCGGCGGCGAATGGTTCACTGAAAAGGACGAGCTCGCGTCCTATCTTGGACTCGCGCAGAGGGTCGAGAAGAAGCTCGAGGCGCCGACATGGCCGGCGACAGATCTTGAATGGGGATGGGTGCGCACGAACGACGAAGCCGATGCGGCTGGTCTGATCGGCTACTACGATGACGACTGTCGGGCGTGTGAATACGACGAGGAATGCGAACACGAATGCAATGATGAGGACTGCCTCCATGAGTGTGCCTGCGAGCCCATGGCCATCGTGTACTTCACGCGCTGGGAAGATAACTATCACGTCGTCCCGTACGAGTGGCTTGATCAGGCCGGTGATCGAGATCTCGACGTGCTCGCGCATCGGATGAAGTTCTGGTCGCTGGCCGCCAAGGCGGCTGAATGACCGACTCCGAGTACCTCACCGCCCGCGACGTCGCGCGCATCCTGAACGTCTCGCGTTCCTACGCCTACGAGCTGATCGGACGCATTCCGAAGGTGGCGCATACTGGCCGTCGCATGGTGCGCGTCCGTCGGGATATATTCGAACGCTGGCTCGAACTTGGGGGAACGCAATGGCAGAACGAGACGACCCGCCGCTCTACCTCCGCCGCAAAGTCTGGTGGACGTGGGTCAACGTCCCTCTCGGCAACGGCAAGAACAAGCGCAGGCGACTCAGCACCGGCCAGCGCGACCGAGCGTTGGCGAAAGCGGCTGCTCGACGACTTAGACGCGAGTGGGTCAACGGCGCTCCCGAGAGAGCGGCGTACGCGCTGAGTGAGTGTCTGGCTGCGTGGCTCGCGACGCTCGAGCGAGTGAAGCGCGAGGAAGTGACGCAGGACTACTACCGGAAGAAGGCGCGGCACCTGCTCCGATACTTCGGCCCCGAGCTCGACGTGCACGCGATCACGATGAGCGACTGCGATGACTACCTCGCGGCTCGGAAGCTCGAGGGCGTGCGGTACAAGACGCGCGAGAAGAAGGGCGCCGATCTCACGGGCAAGCGCTATCGAGATGTCTCGCTCTCGACGATCGCGAAGGAACTGGGCGCGCTCCGGTCCGCCCTGAAGCATGCCAAGCGCCGCGGACTCTACCGCGGCGACCCGTCGATCGTGCTGCCGGAAGAGCTGCGCGGGGCCTACTCGCCTCGAGACCGCGCGCTCTCACGCGAGGAGTACCCGAAGCTCTGGCTCGCGCTCTCGGCGGAGCGTCGGGACTACTTGATCGCCTACGTCGGCATGGGGCCGCGCGAGGGGGAGCTCTACAGGATCACGGCTGACGACGTCCGCGACGACGGGCGTTGCCACATCCACGGGCACAAGGGCAAGCGCGACCGAGCCGATCGCCTCGTCCCAATGCGTCCAGAAGTCGCCGAGGTGCTCGTTCGGCGCGCGGACGAACTCGAGGACGGGCAACCGCTCTTCGCGCATTGGGACAACGCCAGGCGCGACCTAGCAGCCGCCTGCAAGCGCGCGGGGATCGTTCCCGTGACGCACAACGATCTGCGCCGGACGTTCGCGACATGGCTGTGCGAGGAGGGCGTCCCGGAGCACACGACGAGCGCCCTGATGGGGCATGCGAGCTCGGCGATGGTACGGAGGGTCTACTCGCGCATCGGAGCAGACGCGCAGCGGAGCGCGATCGATCGCCTTCCGTCACTCCTCGGACCGCGTGTGACAGACGGTGTGACAGACCATGACGCACCAAGCGGACGTAGTGGACAGTGCGGACAGGTCCAGGATCGCGAAACCACTGGAAACACTGTGCCCAGGGACGGAATCGAACCGCCGACACGAGGATTTTCAATCCGAACGTTGAAGCGGAAGAAGCCTAAGAATGTCGCCGGCTTGGTCCTCGTGAGGCGGTGACGTGTGACGTTGCGTGTGACAAGGCCCTCTCCGAAGGACAAGTGTGCCCAGTTCGCCGATGTCGTCGCGGAGAGAAAGCCGGTCGGCACGATCTTCGAAGTCCTCAGCCGGTAGCTTTTCGCGCCGGGTAGAACTTCCCCGGATTCGAGCCCTGTCGCTTCGGGCCTGCCTTCGATCGCTCAGCCTGCTCCCACAAGAGCCGCTGACACTGCGCGCAACGGTCGACGCGGTCGGTCGCTTCATCGTACGGAAGGTCAGTGATCGCCGCGCGAGGCTTGCCGCCGCAGAGCGATTGATTGGCGTCGGAGATGAACCAATGCGCGCGCGTGCCTCGGGTGCGTCGCCACATGGGATCTATCGCTTTCGCGCCCGTCGGAGCTGTGCCGCGAGCGAACGGCGTTGCTTTCGGTTGAGCTTCGCGCGCCGGCGGTTGCCCGAGAAGGACACTTTCGGCACCGTGTTGCCTTCGACCTCGTGCGTTACCGGCATCGGTGCCGAGCCCTGTGTGTGTCTCATCGCGTGCCTGCCGCGAGCTCGGCGCGGAGCAGGCGCGGATTCACCCAGAACTCGTTGGCGGTCGCTCCACAGTCGATCTGCCGCCAGCCGTAGCTCACGGCGCGCAAGTGATCGCGCCCGTGGTCGCCCCAGTGCCGTGCCGGGCACGACTGCGGCCGGTCACGAATGATCGTTCGCGCGTCCGCGATCAGCGCCAGCCACCTTACGCGGTAGTTCGTCCACGCCATCGACGCCGGCCACAGCTTCGGCTGTGATCCGTCCTCGCGGAGGTACGCGATCCACGGACGCCGGCCGAGCTGCGACGGCTCGAATACGCGGTGAGAGTACGCGCGAGCTCCACGCACGACGTCACCGGAGCCGACGCGATCGAGGACCGTCCAGATCCCGACGCAGTCACGGTGTGAGTCGAAGCCCGCTTCCTTCACGCACACGCGGGCGAGGATGAGGGCGGGATCGAGGCGCGGAGCGGCGTGAGCGATCGCGGTGACCCACATTGCGACGAAGATTGCGACCACGAGCGAGCCGAGAAGCACGAGCGGTAACCTCGACGGCTTGTGCGGCTCGGCTTCGAGCTCGGCGCGTAGCTGTGCGCGCCTCGCCCGGCGGTTGAGCTTCTCGAGCTCGTATCGTCGCTCGTTTGTCCGGTGCCTTCCCATGTCACGCCCCGTCGAATCCGTGCGCAGCCTCGAGAGCCGCCGCAGTCTTCGGCCCGTACACGCCATCGTCCTCGAGCCCTGACGCCTTTTGGAATCGCTCGAGCGCGTCGCGTGACTGGAAGCCCCACGATCCGTCGATCTCGCCCGCGTAGTAGTTGAGCCGCTTGAGCGCCGCCTGTAGCTGCGCAGGTGACGGGCGATACGGATCAACGCCTTGCCGCGGAGGCGGAAGTGCGGGACCGACTCCCGCCGGGCCGATCGTCTGTCCACGTCGACGCATGATCCAAAGTCGTACCGCGTCGCCAGGGCATACCGGCTTGCCGTGCTCCCAATGCCCGGTCAGGAGCCAGTCGGCGCCGTCGAGTTGGTCGGCCTTGAACTTCGGATAGCGCGTCTCGCAATACGTCACGAGCGCGTCGAGCATCACCATCTGCGCGGCGGTTGGCTCGATCTCGATCTTCGGCAGTCCGTCCGAGAGCAAGTCCCACTGCGAATCGTAGTTACCCTGGAGACCAGCGCCGACGCCGATCCCGTTCATGCCGTGTCCGGTGTGCCAGCTCTTCGCCGTGTCGGGCTGGCAACGGTAGATCACGAATCGCCCCATCGCGTCGAGGTCGGGCTGTTGCGCGAGCCAGAACGTGTACGCGGGACCGGGGAATCCGCGCGAGTGCACGACGTAGCGGACGCAGTCTTGAAGACCGACGAGTCCCGCTCGGCCGTTCGCTCCGGTCTTGTGGACGATGAGAAAGCGGATCGCATCCGGATCGCGCGTCTCTTCGTTGGGCGTCCGCTCGAGCATCGGCGAGACGTCCCAAAGCGAGACGCGATCCGAGAGAATCGCTTCGAGTGCGCCGGTTGGCATCACTCGCCCCGTTTTAGGTCGTCGATCGCTTGATCCGTGAACGACTCCGCCGGCCGCACTTCCTCGACGCGCTTCGGCTTGTGATGTCCGATCGCGCGCTCGATCATGTCGACGAACTCGGGCGCCTCTTTGACCGCCGTGCCCACGAAATCGAAAATGGCCTGTTCGATAGTCGTCATGGTGAATGACCCTCCGCGCTGCTCGTTGCTGCCGGGTGACATTGCTCTGCGAAGAACTCGACGGCCGTAAGCGTTCCGTGAAGTGCCGAGGAGATTTCCGCGCCCGATGCGACGGCGAGTTGCACGGCTTCGATCACGGCCTTTGCCGCGCAGTAGGCGCCAGCCGCAAGCCAGTCAGATCCGTGCGCGACGTCCGCCCCCACGTCGATCCCGGCTTCCGCAACGCGCAATGAGCGGTCGGCTTCGTTGATGTTTCGCCGCGGTCCGTCGTAATGATGCGCCGCTAGGCACGCGTCGACGGCGACCGGAACGCCTGCCGCCGGCGCACAGTCCCGCCGCACATGAGCGGCCAGCGACATGTCCGCCGCATTCAAAAGATGCGCGGAGCCCTCGAGCGTGAATCGCGCCTTATCCTCCAGCGACGCGCCGCATCCGGATAGGCACGTGGTGATCGCGATGGCCAGAACGAACATGACCGCGAGGGTCAGCGCGAGCGCCGTGGCTTCGTCGAGCGCGCGCCTCACGGCTTCACCGTGTTGACGGGTGCAGCGACCGCGAGCGGGACTGCGACCGGGGCCGGGGCGGGAGGCGGAGCAACGGACGCGCGGAGCTTGCCGAGACGCGCCTCGATGGCCCCTCGGAGCGCTTCCGTGCCCGCGTCGACGAGCCCGAGGCGACTCGCTTCGGAGACCGCGCGGTCGAGCGCTGCGCTCATCTTGTCGGCGCCGTTCGGAGCCGGGCCAGCCTTGCCCTTGTTGCTCGCCCATTGCTCGGCGTAATGGATCGCATCATCGGCGACCTTCTCGAAGAGAGCGGACGCGGCGTCTGCGCTCATGATCTTCGTCTTCGTCGCGAAATACTTGCCGACCGCTCGAGCGACGAGCCCGGCGAGAGCCGTGAGCAACGTTGCGAGTGCGGGGAAAATGACGTCTTGCCAGTGTTGAGCTTGCATGTTCGTTTCCTTCCGTTCGGGCTAGTGCCCTCGAATCCGCTCGCGACCCCGGGCAAAGAAGGGGGCGGTCCTCGTCGAGCTCGTGAGCGGATTCCAGCGCGCTAGCGGCCTCCCATCGCGCCTCCAAGGATCTTCGTCTCGAGTGTCTCGACGCGTCGCTCGAGCGCGGCCGATTGGCGTTGTGAGTCGTCGAGCTGACCGCGGAGCACGGCGAGGTCAGTGCGTGCGGCCGCGATCTGATCTCGCGCGGCGTCGACGCTTCCGACAACGTGTTGCGCTTGGTACATGAGAAACACGAGCGAGCCGCCGAGCATCGCCTTACCGACCCATGCCCAAGTAACCGCGGACTTCGCTGGATCCGACCGACGCGGACCGCCGAAGCGCCGATAGGCTTCTTCGGCTTCCGTGTCGATGCTCATGCGCCCTGCCCGATGCAGGTGACCGTTCCGGCTGTGTTGATCTTGTCGATCGACGAGAACGCGTTGCGCAGGAGCGTCGCGGTCAAGTCCTGCTCGAACGCGTTGAGCACGATCTTGCTAGTCTCGTTGTCGAGGAGCGTCACCGTAGAAGGTCCGTCGCCGCGCGCCGTAATGAGCGTGCCGCGGTCGGGCCCGAACTTGTTGCTCTGAACCGTGACGTTCTCGAGCTTCGACTGAAGCAGGAGCCCGTAGAAGTCGACGCCTGAGCAGCTGTTGTTGCGGATCACCGCATCCGTGAGCGAGGAGCCAATGCAGTCCATTACGATCCCGTTGCTGTTGCTCGGCGGATTCGGATCCGTGCATACGATCGTGTTGTCCTCGATCGTCCATCCGACCGACACGCGGCACGGGCGGGCGACGATTTGCGAGCATCCGGTGTTCGCTGGTACCTCTCGCGCCCACGATCCAACGATCGTGTTCCCTCGGATTGTTAGGTTGCGGTATTCGCCGGTCGGCGCGTTGTTGATGTCGGAGCCGGCATAGATTCCTCCTTGGTTTGCTGGATCGAGGATCGTGTTGTTGAGAATCTCGACGCTCGATACGGTCTCGCCGTCAGACTCGAGCACGGCCGAGATCGCGAAGTTTGCTGAACCGCGGCACACGTTGCGCTGAATCACATACCCGGATCCGATGGCCTTGATTTGAGAGCGATCGGTCTCGTTGTCCTCGATCACGTGAGCGCCATCGCGCGCGAGGATCGCGTGGACGGTGAACGGCGGGCCGCCGTTGCCAGTCCATCCCGGTCCGCTTCGAAGAAGACGCGAGTCGAATATTCGGCAGCGCCGCACAATGCATGCGGCCGTGTTCAGATAGATCCCAATAGCGAAATTCACTGGAGACACGAGATCGACGCCGAGCCCATCAATGATCACGTTCGGAGCGACGCACGTGATCACCGCGTTGCCGTCGATGGGATCCTTCTTCGCTACGGCCGCCGTACTCTGGCCGATCAGTGTCTGGCCTTCGAGCGGTTGCACGTTGTTTACGATGTACGTCCCGTCAGGGATCCAGACGGTACCGCCCTCGCCCGCGGCGGCAATCGCAGCAGTAAACGCGGCTGTGTCAACCGTCGAACCGTCTCCGGTCGCGCCGTGATCGCGTACGTCGACCGCTCCGGCCGGTTGAGGGTTTGGCGGAGTCGCGACGACGACGAGATCTTGGTCAGCCGACACTGTCGTCGAGCTCCATGCCGATGATCGCGGTCGCGTCCGCGGGCATCACAGCGCTTGCCGTATCCGGGATCTTCGCCTGCACCGTGCAGACGACTCGAATCGTCGCGCCGTAGCGGCGTTCCTTCTTGTCGATCAACCATTCCGTTTTTTCGACCGTGTACGTTCCATGGGCCGCGAGGTAGACCGCGCGAAACCACGTGTCGTATACGGCGCGCGCGGCTTCGTACTGGGCGCGCTCGTTTTCAGGCTGCGACGCATCGACGCCTTCGCAATAGACTGTGAACGACTCGAGGAGCGTCCCGAGTGAGCGTGGATTGCCCCCCGGGTTTCTTGGGGGCGCAATCTTCCCGGCGTCGCCTTTGTCGTCGCCCGGAACCCAAACAACGCGCATCGCGCCCGTGCGCTTCTCGGGTTCGCGCCATCCGAAGACGTTCTGGACGTTTGTATGCTCATCCGCGAACCGCGCGGAGACGTCGTCGAAGAGCTTCGAAAGCGCGAAGACGGCGGTCACGCAAAGTCCGGATGGAAGGTTTCGCTCGTGAGAGCGCTTCCGACACGCGTGAGCGTCACACTTCCGACGCGAGGAACCCAAGTCGCCCCGGCGTCGGCCGCTTTATAAAGATCCGTGGTGCCGGAGGGTGCGGCAACGAGATCGCACTGAGCGTTCACGTTGTTGTACCAAGCTAGGACGTCGGCGTCCGAAAGCTCCGTCGCATTGCATGCAGCGATGCCGATCAAGGTGACGTGCGTCGGAGGATGCGTTGCGTCGCCGAGAATTAGCTCCGAGCCCCCCGGGGCGGCGGCGAGGTTGTGGACTCCGGTCTCGGTCCCGACGATCCCCTGTCGGAATGGACGGATCGAGAGCGTCTTCACCACGTAGACGTCGAAGAAGACCTTGCCGACGTCGCCAGCCTGGTAGGTCGCCTGCAAGGCGAGCGCCGAATCGCCGGAGCCCGATACGAAGCAATAGCCCTGCGCTGTAGAGCCGTCGTCGATCCCGACCTGCACACCGCCCGTGTTTGTCGTGAGGCGGCCTCCGATGATCTCTTGCGTCGCCGGAGTGGGCACGGCGTCTAGCCGATAGAGCACGCCGACCGTCATGGTGACCGAGTCGCCGAAGCCTTTACCGGAATCCGCCTCGTACCGCTGGCTTCCTGTCCAGCCGCTAAGCCCGGTCATCTGGCGAAGACCGGAGACAAACGCAGTGACCTCGTCCGGCGTCGCGTGCGTGCGCCCCTCGATCTTCTGAGGTTCGATCGGCGCTGGTTTGCAGAATCTGATCTCGCTGGTCATTTCGTTCCTTATGGTGTGACGGAGATCGCGTACCGCTTGCCGGCGTAGGCCGCCATCATTGCGGAGCGGGTCGCCTGGTTGTGCGCGCCGGCGTATCCAGCGGAGTCGGCGATCTTTCCGTTGAGCGGTGTCGTTCCGCCTGCGTTGTCGCCGAGAACGGTCGACACCAGCGCCGCGCCGCTCGCGTTGCCGGTTGCCTTCGCCGTCGTCGCGTCGTTGACGTAAATCGCGCTCGACGCGCCGTTGAACACGAGGCACATGACAGACGGGTTCGTCGTAACGGTCGTCGAGCTCAGCGACACGCCGGCATAGATCGCCAGATCGTTCGAGGTGTCGGTCGCGTAGATCACGCTCGTACCGGCCGAGTCGTCCAAGAACGCTTGCTGCGCGTGTCCGGCCGCAGATTGCCCGACGAGATAGATCGTGAACGGCTGCGCTTGCGAGGCTGCCCAGTTTCCGACGCTGTGAAGCTGCGACCCGTTGAAGGTCATCGTCGGGCGGTTGTTGTATGCCGCGTCGCTCGCGGTGAGGATCGGGCGCTTGCCATCCGTCGCCTGGATCGCGTTCTTATTGCTGTCGCCCGTTCCCGACTGATCATTGATCTGCGAAATGTGCGTGCTGCTCACGAGAGTGAGTGCCAACGCATCGGGGCGGAGCCAAAACTTCAGATTCGCCGCGTCGATGTCCAGCGGCGAATAGATCTTGCCCGTCGCCGTGAGATCCGCGCCGAGTCCGGCGAGAATGTGAGCGCGCGCGATCTGGTCGATCGTAAGCACGTTCGGCGTTTGCACTCCCGGTTGCGGCCTATTTAGACGCCGGTTGATCATGCGTCATCGACCGCGATTGCGATTTTGAGTTGTCCCGCGGCGAACTCGAAGGGGTCGCCGACGACGAGGGCGACCGGACTCGCGAGAGCGACGGAATACTTCCGCTCCGTTGCGCCGCTCACTTGAAGCCCGACCGACGCGTGCGTGATGATCCCCGGAGTCGCGACGACCGCGGGAAAGAGGATCACGCCAGCGTTGACCATGAACACCTCGCCGTTGCCGTCGGGTGTGCTCGTGAGCGTCCATCCCGCCGAGCTCCGCGCAACGGCTTGCCGCGCGTATCCGGAGTCGGCGTATTCGTTGCTGTTCTGCTTCCCGCTCGGAAGCGCCGTGTGTAGCGACACGAAGATCGAGCCCGCCGTCGACGACGCGAGAACGCCGGCCGCGTCTCCCATGTGCGCGATCGCGGCGTTCTGAAAGAAGTGTTTCAGGCAATCGACCGCAAAATCTGTGCTGATACTCGTCGTCATTTTCTCCGCGCTCCTTTAGACGTCCGGATCCGTGCCGGTCGGGTTGCGATGCTTGTCGGCGCTCGAGACGAGCGCGAAGATCTTTCCAGTGGTCGCCGCCTGAAGACGAAGAAAACGCCGACCGTGCGGAACCTGTCGGTCCTCTCCGCCGCGTTCCATCTTTCTAGGCGCGTTCGGAACGGGAACGCCCGTGTCACCGCTCGATGTCGTCGTGTCGAAACCGGCTTCCGCCGCTTCTAAGGTCGCGAAGTACCCCCAAAGAAGCGGACCGGCGTTCACGTCAACGGGCATCCATTGAATGTTGACGTGCTCGCCCTCTTGACCGACCGGAAGCGTGATCACAACTCCGGCGTTGTCGAGGTTCGGATATTGCCAACCGCCCTCGCGCGACTCGGAGCCGCAGACGTGACCGGGATTTTCGTCAACGCGTACCATTTCGAATTCTCCTGTTAGGTGACCGTCGGGAAGATGCGGATCGAGCGGTACACTCCGCCGTGTGTGCCGTCGGGCGTGCTTCCGAAGAGCCAGATGCCCGCGCTCGTGTCGTACCGGAGCCCTTGCCAGTTGCCGGTCGTGTCGCCGATGAAGTTCAGCGGGAACCAGTCCTGCCCGCCGTCGAGCGAATAGGCATAGTTTGCTTTGGTGGCGTCGCTCGGGTTGATCCGCGCGACGACCATTCCGGTGTGCGGGTTCACGTCGAGGCTGTAGTAGTCGCCGTCTGGAACGTCAGCGACCGCGGTCCATGTCGTGCCGGTCGGCGACGTCCAGATGATTCCTCCGAACCCACCGGCGATCCATGTCGAGTGCTTCGCGTCCCAAACGATCGACTTGAGGTTGTCGGTTCCCGGAGTCGTGCGCGTGATCCACGTCACGCCGTTGTCCGAGCTCGTGAGGATCGTCCCCGTGTTTCCGACCGCAACGAGAAGGCTGTTGTCGGTCGCGACGCCGTTGAGGTGGTGCGCGGTCCCGCTCGTGCGCGCGGTGTAGGCCGTGCCGTTAGTCGACGTGAGGATCGTTCCGTTCTGCCCGACGACGACGAAGATCCCGGATCCCGCTCCGGTGTAGCAGACCCATGTCAAGTGCTCGCTAGTACCGCTCGTGCGTGCGGTCCATGTGTCGCCATCCGGCGACGAGCTGATCTTCCCGGTGTCGCCGACCGCGACGAAAATCGAGTCGGCGTTTCCGTAAACGGCCGACCGATAACTCGCCGTCGGGATCGTGCTCGCGATATCCCACGCGGCGCCCGAGTCGCGCGACAGGAAGATGTGACTCGAGACTCCGACCGCTACGGCGATCGCGTCGTCGGAGTCGTTCACGCCAGCGCGAAACGCGAAGTCGACAAGCTCGTTCGGCGTCGTGTCGAACGTCCCCGGGCCTAGCAGTGTCTGAATCTGGATCTCGTAGAAGAAGTCGAGGAGCCGCCGTGTGCGGTTCGCGACGTCTTGGAAGCACGGCTCGTAGGTCGCCTGCGCGTCGGCGTCGCCGTCTTTCGGCGCTCGCACTGGACTCGAGAATGCGCTCACGTCTGTCAGGTTGATCGTCATGGTCCGTCCGTTGTGAAGATGACCGCCGGGTCATCGCCGAGCACGTAGCCGTCGCCGATCGTGTCGCTCGGCGGATAGCCGATCACGCGTCCCGAGTCGTGAAGGAACACGAGCGTCGTGTCCTTGATGTGCGCTGCGCTCCACTCGCGCGGAACCGCGGCGTAAGTCTCGTGATCGGCGGCGGCGGCGGCGGCCTGCGCCGACGTCACGTGGAAGAAGATCCAAATATTCGACCATCCGCCCGACGGCGCCCAGATCGCGAGTTGATCGCGCGTCATCGCTCCCGCCGTGTCGACTGATAGGCGGTTGCCTTTCGCGGATACGATTTCGAACGCCGGATTAATGCCCGCCCTGAGGTATAGGTAGAGCTGAGTCGCGAGCGCGTACACGTTGCCGCGCGTCCGATGCGAATCGAGCCAAACGCGAATCCGGCTCGCGTACGTGTTTGCGGCCTCGCTTGGGCCTCGGCGGATCCGCCGCTCTCGGCCGATCGTGGCGAGCGCAAGTGCGTCGCCGTCGTCGACGGGGAAGCGGATCTTAACGCCTTGCACCGTCTCATCGACGAGCGTGTCGAGGATGTCGCCGAGCCCGCGCATGAACGGACCGCCGAAGGTGCGCTGTAGCCACGGCGGGCACTTCTGAACAAGCGCCGCGCTAAATAGAAGGCGAGTCATATGATCGCCTCGGTTACTTGGTGAACAAACGCGTCGACCGTGCCGAGGACCGGCGCCTCGGTCGCGGCGATGTCGACGTCACCGGCCGGAACACTGATCACGACTTTTAGCGTCTCGGTCGACGCGCCGATCACTGCTTCGATCGCGCTTAGGTAGACGCGCCCGGTCGTCTCGCCCGGAAGAATGTCGCCGCCGATCGGCCGCGACGCCATGAACGCCGTAAGCCGTGCCTCGATGTCGGATTCGATCTGCGCGTCGCTCAGCGAGCCGACGTCGCTAACCCAAATCTCGTAAACGACGTCGATCGAGTGGTTCGACGCGTTGTGCGTCGTGAGCGTTACCGCGAGCGGGACGGCGAGCTTTTGCATGTCGTCGTCAACCTTGCCGAGGTCGCTCGTCGGATCTCCGAGTGATCCGGTGAGCGCGCCCGATGCCGACGACACATAGACGTCGACATCTCCGAGACCGTCCGGGATGGACCGCACGCGCGTTACGCCGATCGCGGAGCCGTCCGCGAGCCTCACGGCCGAGCGCGCAACGAACGCATACGCGTCGCGCGGACCGTTTGGGCTGAGCATGCCGAGCTTCTCGGAGCATCGAAGCCGGAGCGCCGGATCGGTCTCCGGATCCTCTCCCACCAGCGCGATCGGGTTCGTGACCGTGACGCCCGAGAGCGTTGTCACGAGACCCGTGATCGCCGAAGCCGACGACGAACTCGGCGAGCCGAGTTCGATCGCCTGAAACGCGATCAGCACGTTCGTCGCCATCGATCCGATCGTGAAGGACTCCGTGTTGCGGTACGTCTTTCCTGTCGACGGGTTGATCGCGATGAGATCGCCAGCGACGCCGGAATAGATGTTCCCGGTCGAGTTGTCGAAGCGCAGATCGCCCGCTGCAAACGTGCCGAGGTTCTTCGCTACTCCGTAGACGTAGAGTGCGACCAGAACCAGCCAGTCGCCCTCGGCAAGCGCGAGAAAACCGCTCTTTGCGATGAGCGATTGCAGTGTCGAGAACGGCGCGACGACGAGCGCGAGAGCAGCGATGATCGTGCGCACGACTCCGCCGGGTTTCCATGTCGTCGTGACAACGCCTTGCGCCGTGAGTGCGTCGTAAATCTTCGCCTTGGCGGCGTCCGCGTCGAGCGGCGTCACGAGTTCGTCGAGCGTCATGTGGAGATCTCCCGCAAAACGATCTCGGTCGTCGTCGCGACGAACGTCATAGAAAACGTACCGATTACGGGATCGACCGGCGTCACCTGAACGTTGACCGTGATGTCTTTACCGTTGGGAAACGGCGAGACCACAACAACGAGCGAATCAACGCGATCGTCCTTGGCAAGCTCACTCCGGATCTTGCTCCCGAGGTTTTGTACGTCGGCCGCGGTCGACCCGCGGTTGAGCATCGACACGAGATCGGTCCCGTAGTCATCGTCCTCGGGGAGACCGCCTCTAGGACAATCGAGCCGGCGCAAGAGCGCCTGCGCAAGAGCGCGCGGCGAAAACGGGTCGACTTCGCCCATGTCCGACGTGAGATCGGAGCCGCAGTCGAGGTCGGAGCCGTAGCCGGTCGCAAGGGTCATGCGGCCTTCACTTTCGTAGCGGCGCTCGATGAGCCGACGCCCGACCACGCGGACGTGACGGCCGTCTTTATCGCCGCGCCACCGTCGCCCGGAGAGATCACCGTATCGACGATCGCGTTGACGGCCGCGTCGACCTTGCTCGCGAGCGCCACAAAATCCGTAGCCGACTCGTCGCCGAGCTTGAGCAAAGAGGAGACGCTGATCGCCAGCGACACGGGCACAAATCCTGCTCCGCCCTTGCCGGCGAAGTGTGTGATCACCGGATCGGTCGGCTCGCCGTCGATGAACTCGACGAGCACCTCGGCGCCAGGCGTCAACGCAGCGTGCGCGCCCGCGAGTCCTGGCCACATGGAGATCGGGAGGATGTCGGGCAACCCTGCGTCACGCCGCACGACCTGGAGCTCCACGCGGTCGGCCGACATCTGCGTTACGCGATACTTCCGGAGCCCGTAAATCTTGCCGTCCGTCGCCGACGCGATGATCGCTCGAATCGCTCCGGTGAGCCGGCTCGCGGTCGACGCTGAGCCGCCGCACCATGCCTTGACGCGCACGCCCTGAACGCTCACGTCGATCTCAAGCTCGCGAACGGTTTGGGCCGCGTCGAGACGCTCGGAGAGAATCGACCCGATTCCGACCGCGCGAACGTCGTCGACGGCGAGAACGATCGTTCGCGTGCGCGGATCGTGCTCGAGAACCTCGTACGCGCTTGCATTCGCCGCCGAGGATGCTCGCGCGCCGACATGCGTCGTTCCGTCGTACGCAACCCACCACGCCGCAGCGCCGATCGCGGCCTCGAGCGTCTGGGCTGCCGGTCCGGCTTCGCGAACGAAGTGCTCGCCGAGGCGGTCCGCTTCCGGCGCGAAGTCTCCGAGCGTTTCCCCGGCTTCTCGCGCGGCATCGGATGCGATGATCGACGCGCGGAGCCCGGCGTCGTTGTGATAGTCCTTCGAGCGCAAGAGCGACGACCAGCCGCCCGCGCCGGCGACGACTCGGAGCTTGCGTTGCAATCCGAATGTGCCCGCGTACTGCGGCGCTACGGTTCCGACGAAAGACGCGGCGCCGAGTGCGATCGTTACTCGTCCGGAGAGCGCCGGATCGCTTTCGAGTTCGACGTCGGCAAACCACGGGCCGATCTGCGGAACGTGAAGCGTTATCCGCGTCGCGTTCTGTCCGTTGACCGTAGCGAAGGCGTTCGGCATTAGTGCGAATCCCCGCTCTCGCCTGAGAGCGCTTGAACTTGCCGAGTAAGCCCTTCGATCTGCGCATCAACCGGGTCCACCGGCGTTGCCGCGCTTCCGGTCGGGCGCGCAACGGTGAAATGCGGCCGATGGAACTCGAGCATCTTGATCGAGATCGTCCACTGGCCGTCGGCGGTCTGCTCGGGCTGCGAGCAATTCTCGATCACGACGGAGCGGATCCCGAGATCTGCGAGAATTGGATGCTCGATGTCGAGCGCGCGCGGGCGGATCGCCGTCGGGCGCAAGATGCTATTCGGATCGCTCTGAATCTCGCTCGGCGGTGCCAATACAAGATGTTTCCATGCGTTCCACGCGTCCCAATCGGCGTCCTCGCTCAATACGAGGTCGACCGTGAACTCGGAGAGCTTGCGGCCGTGAAACACAGCGGTTGCCCCGATTAGTCCGTAGCCGCCGCGCTGGTCCCACTTGCGCGGGCTGTCGGCGCCTTTGACCGTCGCGATCCCCGGCGACCGTTGCCCAGCAAGGACGATGAAGTTCACCGGATTCTTGATTAGGTTAATCGTTGTCATGGCGTCGGCCTCGCCACGGTGAGCGCGGCGCCTTCGAAAAGCTCCGACACCTTCTCCTTGAACGCCTCCGCCAGTCCGGCCGCGTCGTTCGTCTGCGCGTGCACGTGCACGTCACCGATCGATACGCTCGTCGTGTGCGAGGTGCTCGAAGCGCCTCCCGTAGGCGCTTCGGGCATGTCGTACGCGCCGGAAACCATGGACCCGACGCTCGCTCCGACTTCTCCGGCTCCGGACTCCACGCCTTGCGCGAACCCTCGAGGCACCTGGACGCCGAGCTCGGCAAAAACCCTCGAGGGCGAGTGAATTCCGAGCGCACCCATTAGTGCGTGCTTCGCCGAGTCGGCGATCCCGCGGACGGCGCTGAGAAGTAGTGCGGCGTCTGCTTTGAGACCGTCGACGAGCCCGCGAAGCAGCAAGCGGCCGAGGTCGCCCCACGAATGCGACGAGATCCACGTGTACGCCGCGACGACCTTGTCGAACGCCCATTTCATCGCGAGACCGAACGCGACGAACGGAGCCGCGAGCGACGCGGCCGCTGCTACGAGCAACACGACAGCGCCAACCGAAAGCAAAACCGCCGCGGCGAACGCTCCGACGACGATCGCGCCCGCCTGAAGCGATGCACTCCCCGCGTCGAGCCCGTGAAAGAACTTCGCAAAGGGACTGTGCGCGAACGCGCTCACGAGCGAGTTCTTCACTCGCAAAAACAAGATCGTGAGATGAAGCGCGCCGATGATCATCCCCTGAAAGAAGCGCTTGATCACGGGCTGAGCGCCGTTCGCGCTGTTCAAAAGCGGATTGAAGAGCGCGTCGATCATCGCGTGCAGGGCGCGACCACTCGCTGTGCTCTGTGAGAAAAGCGACGTGATTGAGTTGATCGCCGAGAGCAACCCCTCGATGCGCAGGCCGGAGAAGAGCTGCGCGAAGCTCTCGTGTAGCTTTTGCGTTTGCACGTCGAGATCGAGCATCTGCGCGGCCGCGATCCCGCCTAGTCGGCCCTGGATCCGGTTCGCGAGGTCGGTCACGTTGCGACCCGTGCGCGCGTAGCCGACCGCGAGACCGGCGATCATGTGCGCATGTGCGTCGCCCTGCACCGCCGCGGTCGTCGCCACGGCCTGAAGCGACTGGCGGAGATTCTCGCCGCGCATGCCTGCTCGATAGAGACCGGCCGCGTACCCTTCTACTTGACTCCGTCCGATCGATACCGTGCCGCTCACGCTGTCGATCGCTTCTTGAAGGACGCTCGCTTTGCCCGCCGCGATGCCCATGTAATTCCGCATCGTCGTGAGACCCTCGAGCCGTAGCAGCTCGCTTCGCCGCGCGTTGGCCTGCCCGATCCCGTACTGAAGCAGCGCGGCTCCGGCGGCGACGGCCGCCACGGTGAGCGCTGTCATCGCGGCGACGATTGCAAGGATCCCGACCGCGATCGGGCCGCCACCCACGAGAAGCTCGCCCATCGACGAGAGCTTCGCCGTGATAGATCCGAGCGGGCCCGGCATTTGTGACGCCGTGCCGCGGAATTTGGAGAAAGCGTCGCCCGTGCCGCGGCTCTTCTTTTTGAGGTTCTCGAGAGAGCCTCCGAGGTCCAGGTATTTGGCCTGAGCATCGGCGATGGCGTTCTTTTGTGCGTCGATCTTGGCTTTGAGGTCCCGAAACGCGGCAACGTTCGTCGAGCTTCCTCCCTGAAGGCGGCGCATCGCAGCTTGCATCTCGCCGAGCGCCTTTTGCCCTCCGACGATCTTCGATCGCAGGCGTTCGAGGGCGTCCGCCTGCGTATTCGCGGCGCTCGAGCCTTCGTCTTTGATCTTGACCGCAAACGACGCGGTTTTCTCGCCTGCCATTTATCTATCGCTCTTCTTCGGTGTGAGTAGCCGTCGAATATTCTTCAGCTCGTGTATCGCTTCGGCGAGAAGCATCGCGCCCGTTGCTGTCCTGATCTCCTCGCCCTCGGTCTCCTTCTCCTCGTCGATCCGTAGAGCCGCCATCAGACAAGTTGCCGCTATCCCGAGGTCGGATTGCGCGCGTCTGTGCAGCTCGACTATTTTCCCGACACCTCTTTTGCTCGCCCTCGTGAGAGCGCTTGCACTTTGTCCGCCACGCCGTCGGCGCCGGCGAGGAGTCCCGAGAACTCCTCGAGGATCGCGTCGAAAGCGGCGAGATCCGGATACACCACGCACGGGCGCACAAGCGCGAGCACGTCGGCCGCGGTTTGCTTCGAATCGAGAAACTTGTTCATTCGCGCCGACGGCGGGCACTTGACGATCACGATCCCGCGGGGCGTTTCGACCGTCGCGACCTTCTCGCCGAGCGGCCCGTGTTCGTCTTCGGACTTCGCGAGCGCCTTTGCCTCGCGCAGGCGTCGCTCGGCGTCCTCGATCTTCGAAGTGGCCGCGCGCGTCGCCTGCTTCTCTGCGCGCGCCTTTTCGATCTCCGCAAGCTCGGCTTCGATTTGCGTGAGCCTTGCCTGTTCCCCCTGATCGGTCACGGAGCACCGCCCGTCGAGTCGAAGAGCGTCATCTCGTTGCGGCGGATCTTCATGCAATCGATCTCGATCTCCTCGGAGAGCGGATCTGCGCTCTCTTCTTCGTCGGCCGTGTTCTTCGTGATCACGCAACGCTCGAGGTGAACCGTGATCGGCTTGTCGTCGGCTTCGACATACTGGACGACGAGCTCAAACTCGACGTTGCCGTATGAGATGCCATCCGGTGCCGCGCTTGCGAGTGCTTCGCGGAGTGCCTGAACGCTTCCCTTCCACCCTTTCAGCGTGACGGGATCGACTTGGTACTTTCCAGGCGACCGGCCGCGCGGCGCATGATGCCGCCCCATGCCGTACGCCTTCACGCGCTCGCGGCTGTCGGAATACTTGATCGACGTGAAGCCCGTAATCACGTTGCCGCCAACCTTGGCAAGGATCGAGCCCCAACCAAGCTGGTTCCCGTTGATTCGAATCGGATCGATCGCCATCGTCTACGCCTTTCGTGATCCGCGGTCGCCCGCGCCCTAGACCGCCTGAATCTGAAGAGCCGGATTTGAGAACCCGAGCGTGAGGACCGCGTTTTCGATGTAGACGAGCGGGACGACACGCGCGTCTCCTCGCAACGTCTTCGTCGAGAGAAGGTTGTCTCGACGCTGAAGCGTGAAGCTCACCGCGCTCGCCTTCGGCTTCGTGAGCGCGACTGCACGCATGATCGCCATCGCGCCGGTCTCGATCTCGCGCGCTTCGCTCTCGAGGATGAAGCCCGTCGATGCGTTCACGAGGAGCGGCTTGTTCAATCGGTCCTCGAAGTAGTCGAGAAGCGCGATGTGAACCGCGTTCATGACCCGACGGTGCGGAAGCAACTGAAAGTCGCTGCCGTCCGGCGAGAAGAGACGCGGGCGATTGACGTACACACCGGCCTTCCGCGGCCATGTGCGGAGCACGGTAAATCGAGCATCGTCGAGGCCCGGGTAAACGGTCTCGTCGTGCTCGTCCGGGTTGCCGTTCGCATCGCGGATGGCGACACCGGGCAAGGGGCCGAGCGACGTGTCGGCCGTGTCGACCTCTTGCGAGACCGACGCCTCGAGCGCAGCGTAAGCGAATGCGATCGGACGACGATACTTTCTCCCGCTGACGCTGGACGTGTGCTTGCACGCGCCCGCGCAGAGATCTCCGAACTTCGTCGCCTTCGACGAGAACACGCCCTCAATGGACGCCGCGTACGTTGCCTCGTCCTCGCCCGGGTTCGGCATGCGCGCGTTGCCGATCCATGCGTGCGCCTTACCCGCGGCGAGCATCGCGGGTACAGAGGTCTCGAGGAGGTCGAACGCGTCCGCCGTCATCGGGCCGACGACGTGCACGAGCTCCCACACGGCCGCGGTCGCCGCGAGCGCGTTGAGCGAAGCCGACAGGTCGCTCGTATTCCAGCACGGCGCGAAGCTCGTGAATTGAAGCGTGTCGCCCGCCGCAACGGTGCTGTGCGTGAACGCGACCTGGATCGGCGTGCCGTCCGTGAGCCCTGTTCCCGGAAAACTGATCGTGTCGTCGGTTCCGAGCGACGTCACCGCGGAGAGCGTGCGGCCGCCGTCGACCGACCACTGATACGTGATCGCAGGCGACGCCGACCCGATCGTTCCCGCCGTGAGGAACTTTACATACAGCTGATAATCGTCGTTGGGCTCATTCGCGCCGACGGTCGGCGCGGCCGATCCGTCCCATGGATCTTGCGTGACCGATCCCGCGCTCGCGAGGATCGGCGCGGTGCACGAGAACGAGATGGACTCTCCAGAGTTGATCGTCCCGCTTCCGAGGTCGACCTGTACGCCGTGAAATGAAATGCTGGTCGCGGTGCCGAGCGGGACCGCGAAGCCCCACGAGTCGCCGCCGTCGATGGTCATCTGATAGACCATTCCGGCCATCCCGATCGTCCCGCCCGTGATGAACACGATCTGAACCTGCATTGCCTGATCAGGATCGGGATCGGTGTGCATCGTCGGCGTTGCGGACCCCGCGCCCGTCACGGTAAAGCCCGTCGTGTCTCCATCGACAGCGCTCACCGGCGAATCGAAGCTGCCCGCAACGCTCTGCGCGCTGCGCACAACGACCACCGGGTTGCCGTAGTTCTTGATGAAGTGCGCCGCGGCTTCGACGAGCGGGCCGGCGCCGAAGTCGGAGACAAGCTCTTCCTTGTTCCCGTACGTTGCGGGCGCGTTCTCGGTGCCCTTCGTCGAGACGCCGATGAGCGCGTACAGCTCGCCCTCGCTCGGAGGCAATACGCCGAGACCGCCGTCGATCTCGTTGACTGTCGCTTTCGGTTGACTCATGACCCGGTCTCCTTAGGCGGCGACGCCCATCGTCTTTGCGAATTCTTCTTCGAGCGACTTCTTGATTGCGCTCGCCCACGAATCGGGGAGCTTCCCGATTGGAATGATTTGCCGTCTAACGTTCCCTCGGGCGTAGCCGTAGTGATGAAGGACGAGCTCGCGCGCGAGGATTCGAACGACGATTAGGTTCTCGTATCCGGCAACGCGAATGTCCTTTGCTGCGTTGACGAGCGGCTGCGCACCGTCCGCCTTGCGCGGCGCCCATGGCTTACCCTCTGGGTCGGTTCCCGCCGCGACCTGTCGACCGATCTCGGTGCGAATCAGACCCGCTGCGCGATCAGCGCCGTCCTTCGGAAGGTCGACAAGGACCCGGAGCCGCGCGATGTGATCGTCAAGGATTTGGAAGTCATCCATTGCCGTCACCGCTTCCGGTTCCCGACGCGTCTTCACTGCTTCCGGTCGCGCCTTGTCGATCCGTCCACACATACGGGCTCGCCTCCGAGTAGCCGAGTGGCCCGCCGCGCGTCGCCGCCGTGGCGCCGCCCTCGAGAAGCGGAAGCTCGAAAAGACCGTTCTGCTCGTCTGCCGCTTCTTTGATCTCGGCCTTCGCCTCTTCCGCCTTCGCGGTCGTGATCGCAAATTGCAAGTCGTTCGGATCGACTCCGCGCTTTAGGTACGCATCGACCGTGACGAGCCTCGCGAGCCATCGCATGACGGCGCGCGGGTACGGCGCGAGAAACGGAACCGCATATCGCTTCGAGAGGCGCGAGTCGATCCATCGGGACTGGTCCTCGAGCGCCGCGTCGAAGAATCCAGTCTCGCGTGCGTCGAGCGTGTCAACGTCCGTCGCCGGCATGTCCGAGCGAGCTTTGAACGCGTCGAGGTCGAGATAGGCGGTCACGTAATGTCTCTCAATGCCCTAAGCCCGCGCCTTGATAGGCAGCGGGCCGGGTGTTGCTGTCGGAGGGCGACGCGGGACCATGGCCAGGACCGCGCGTCGCCCTCCCCTTTCGGTAGTCCTTGTTAGGAGGCGTCCGCTCGGAAGAGCAGGTATGGATGACCCGCGCCCACAACGTTTCGGCCCTCGGTCGTCCACTGAAACTCACGCTTGCGCGCAAGCTCCGCGTCGGTCTGCGGGCCGTGGTAAACGACCGAGAACGGCTCACGGTCGACGTACACGAACGCGCCGAGATCGTTGCTGGTGATCTCCTCGGTGAGGATGTACCAGCTCGTATCCGAGCCGCCGAACGCGGAGCCGAGCTCCGGCATCTCGAACGGCTGGCCGAGTCCGAAGTTGCGCACCACGGCCTCGACGTCGCCGCTGCCCGCTGCGCTGCCCGCCGCCTGAGCGATGAACTTCGCGTTGGTGATCTGCTGTGCTCGAGCGACGAGCGCCGGAGGCACGCCGATCCCGGCGACCTTGAGGAAGCGCGGGTCCTCGCCGTTGGGCATCTTTAGTGATGCGATGTACGCGATCGCCTTGGCGACGTTCTGGACCGCGGTCTCGAGATCGACCGAGTTGTCGATCTTCAGCGCGCCCGGGTAGATCCCGCTCGAGCTCGAGGTGAACACGTTCTTGAACGTGCCGAGGCTCGTCTTGAACGGGTTGAACGGGTGCGCCGTGTCGAAGAACGGGCGCCCGTCGTACGTGTTTGGGTTCGCGATGATCGCCTGCGCGAGCATCTTCTGCGGCCAGTAAGCCGCATACGCGCCCATCATGCGCGACCAGTGCGTCGCGAGCTGGACGCCGTTGCCGTCGAGATCCTCAAGCTGCTCCTTCTTGAGCTTGAGGCCCGCGGCCGCGTTGAGGTTCTCGAACTCGGTCGTCTGCATCGCGAGATCCTCGAAAGAGACCTCGCCGCCTCCCTTGGAGGTCCGCTCGATCTTCGCCGTGTCGAGGAGCCAGTTGATCCGCTCCTTCTTCGCGCCGCTCGGCATGCGCTTGGCGATCTTCGTCCACCAGAGCGAGCGCGTCAGGCGCTCATACTCTCGCGACGTGATGAGGCGGAGATTGCTCTCGAGGTCGTACAGAAACGATGGGGTCAACGCGGGCATGTTGGATTTTCCTTTTCGTCTTTTGGGAGCGCGCGGCGTCCCTCTAACGCCCTAAGCCCCGCGGCTCGTGACCGCGGGGCCGGGCTTGGGTTATGAGAAGAGCGATCAGCCGCCCGCGACCGTCGCGACGAGAACGGGGATGCACACGAAGCCGGCGCCGGCTCCGTACGTGTCCGCGATTTTCTCGTAGGTGATCGTGTCGCCCGACACCATGACGAGCGCTTGACGCTCGACCAGCGTGTCGACATGGGGCCCGATCGTGCCCGGCTTGACGCCGGTCGTGCCGAGCACCGCGGTCAACTCGCCGGCTGCGCCGCCGAGCAAGTCGCCCGCCGTGTTGTATCCGGTCTGGCTCGATGCGATTCCGATCGACGCGCTCGATCCGCCGGTCCATCCGGTCGTGACTTCCCAGAACGGCTCGGCCGCGAGCTTGACCGCCATGCCGGCCGGGATCTCGCAGATCTCCTGACCGTCCGACATGGTGTGATCGATCGGAAGCTTCATCACGAAGCTCTTGTCCGCGCGGAGCCACATGCCGGTCCCGCTCGTCGGCGCGATCGCGAGTTCGTCGGCGCCGTCGGCTTCGACGATGCTCGCGGCAACGAATCGCCACATCGACCCGTCGGTCTTCACGAGCACGAGCTGCCCGTCGTACCGAGACGTCGCGCCGACGCCCTTGAGCGCCGCGCGCGATGCGACCGCGCCGCCAGCGACGCCGCCGCCGGTTGGGCCCATGACTGCCGCGCCCGCTTGCACGAGAACGCCGTCGAGCGTGCTGATCGCGAAGACGCGACCCGCAATCGATCGACCAGTCGAGAGCGTCGAGACCGTCTTGCCGTCCTTGAGGTAGACCTCATTTCCGACGTCGCTGGTCTGCACGTCGTTCGGGCTGTCGTCGTTGTCGAGCCAGTGAAGGCGAAGCTCCTGGAAGAGCTTGATCGACGTCTTCGTGGTCCCGTCGCCCGTGAGCGATTCGGTGAAGTAGCCGATCGGGATCAGCGTCGTCGACGTGCCGCCGACGGTCACAATCCCGGTCGAGGTGTCGAGGCAAGCGACCTCGCCCTTGACCGCGACCGCCGCGCTCGTGAGCACGAACTCGAGATAACCCGCGTCCTTTTCCTTCGTCATTCGTTCCGTCATGGTCTCAACCTTTTTCGATTCGCCGCTTCGGGCGCCCTAGAGTCGTTGTCGCGTTTGGTTTGCTGCGCCGCTCGTTACCGAGCGCCCTTGTCGTCGGTCTTCACCGGCATGAACTCGCCGAGGATCAAGCGGTTGCCGTCGGCGCGAACGCCGGGCTTCTCGTCGACGAGACCCATCGCGCGATCGAGCGCGAGCTTCTCCGCGGGCGGGAGGTGCGACGCTTCGCCGTCGCCTTGTCCGTCGCCGCGAGTGCCGATCGCGGAGATCGCGGCCGCCGGCTTGCGAGCCGGACCGCGGGGCCACGTCTTCACCGCGCCGCGCACCGTTTCGATCGAAGCATTCGCGAGCGTCGCGAGAACCTCTTGGCTGAAGTCGGGACGCGTGGCGAGAAGCTCGCGGCGCTCCGAGACTTCGGCGGCCTTGGCTTGCGCCGCCTCGAAGGACTCGACCTTGGCGATCGCGCGAGCGGCCATCGCCTTCGCGTCCTCGTCCTTCTTCGGAGGCATCGCGGGCGCGTCGCCCTCGGCCTTCGCGTCTTCCTTCTTCGGCTCGTCGCTGCCGTCGCCGTCCGAGTCGTCCGCCTTCGCGTCTTCCTTCTTCGGTTCCGGCTTGTCGCTGTCGCCGTCCGAATCTTCGGCGAGCTCGGCTTGAAGCATGCGCTTCGCCTTCTTCGCCTCTTCGGCGTCGTCGCTCTCGGCGGCCTTGCGAAGTCCTGCGATCGCGTCTTCGTATAGCTTGCTCATTTTCTTTTCTCCGTTGGCCGCTTGGGCCGAGCCATCTTTCGCGGGAACCGATCCGGTCGCCGCCGTTGTCATGAGGTCGTCGAGCGTTGCCACTTCGTCGACTAGACCTTGCGCGAGCGCGTCGTTTCCGATGAACGTTCCCGCCTCGAGCGCGCGCACCTGCTCGACGCTCATTCCGTTTCGGAACGCCGCAACGTGCTTGAAGAAGATCTGGGCGAGGTAGTCGACCTGCTTTTGCGTCGCCGCGGCCGCTCCGTCGCTGATCGGAACGTGGATGTTTCCGTCCGCCTTGCGAGCGCCCGACGTGATGATCTTGAACGCGATCCCGTTGCGCGCGTCGGCGGCCGATACGTCGACCATTTCCGCGACGACGCCAACCGAGCCGACGTTGCCCGTCTCCGGTGATGCGATGTGCCGAGCGGCTGCGGCGAGCGCGTAAGCCGCGCTCTGCGCCGCGCCGTCCACGTACGCGAAGAGAGCAACCCCCGCCGCGTCGCACATTGAGCGGATCGCGCGTGCCGTCTCGAAGACGCCCGACACCAGTCCGCCTGGAGAGTCGATCACGAGCACGACGGACGACGGCTTCTTCTCGATCGCCTCGGCTACGCGGGCCTTGATCCCGTCGTACGAATCGAAGCAGCCCCACGAGTCCGCGTGATGAAGAAGCGGACCGCGCACCGTGATCCGCGCGACGCCTTCAACGACATCGACGGCCGGCTCTTCCGCGAGCGCGAACATGAGCCCGAACGCTTTCGGGTCGAGCGCAAGCGCGCCCTTCGGGCGGAACTCGCGCGGCTCTTTCTTCGACCACGCCATCACGCGGCCTCTTTCACGAGAGAGAGGCGCGGCTTTTTGTCGGCCTCGGCGTCGACGACTTCGTTCGGCGCGACGACCGGGATCCCGAACTGGACGCACAGCGCGTCGACGTCGAGAACCTTTCCGCTCGCGCTGAGCGTGTCGCGGAGCGTCGTGATCGCGGTCGCCGCTTGAACCATCGCGGTCGCTTCGGTGCTCTGGTCCTTCGCGGGCTTCGTGTCCCATTGCACGATCGCGCCGTTGTCGAGAGCTTCTTCTCCGAAGCGCTCAAGGATGAACGGCGGGAGCCCTTGCGTGTTGAGCGTGTACGCGAGAGCGTCCGCGGTCGCCTGGATCAGGTCCGAGCGAATGCTCTTGTGAATGTCGGCGTTGCTGAAGCCCGCGCCGCCGTCGGTCGTGACCGTTTGGCCAGCGAGCGCGATCGTCATCTCGTTGTTTTGGTCCTTGATCGTTTGGTTGAACGAATCCCAGCCGCGGCCGTTGCTCTCGAGGAGCCGCACGTCGTAACCCGGCTTCATTCCGAAGACGGTGTTGACGCCCCACGCCATCACGCGGCGGAACCAGTTCTCTTGCTGCTCTTCGGTCGCGCCCTGCGGAGCCACGGCGACGCGTGCGGGATTGGCTAACTTCGCCTCCCAATTGTCCTTGTGCATGTTCGCGTGCTCTTTGCGGATCCACGCCCGACCAAGCGCGCGCCAGAGCCCGTGCTGCCACGGCGCATTGCGTCCGCCCGGCACATGCAAGATCCATCGACCGTCTCCCGGTGTGATCGGGATCAGTCCCGCGATGGATCGGAAATACCAGCGGTTCTCATTCCAGCGGTAGATCAGAAATTCCGGATCGAGGCGGACGAGCACTGGGTAATCGCGCCCCTCGACCTTCACGAGCTCCGCGACGCCGACGCCGAGCGTTACCCCGTCGGACGCGAGTAACGCGATCTCCGCGGGCGGAAACATTTCATCGAAGACGCTTCGCGACAGCTCGTGACCTTGCTCGAGCGCGGCGACGATGCGTTGGTCGCCTCGGAATCTCTTCGGCAGACGCACAAGCCCATCGGTGCGCGTCGAGAGCACGCCCGCGAGCACGCCGTCTTTTCGCATCGCGCGAATGAGCTGCGCAGCCGACGCGAGCCACCCCGTGTCGGATGCGTGCTCAGCCGCTTCGAGGTCGGAGAGGTACCAGCGGGTTTTGCTCGAGGGCGCGGTCTGGAGTTGACCGCCGAACGCAGCGCGGACCTCTTCGACGGAATAGTCGTCGAGACTCGGAAGCGGCGACGGAGGCAGCGCATACGCACTGATCCCCATGAGGGCCGCAACTCGCTGGACGAATCCCACGCCCGAGCCATGGCACGGTCCGGACGTGTTCGGACTGGACTACGCCCGACGTCTCGCGCGCGTTTTTGAAAAGTCGGGCAACGCCCATCCGTCGGATCTGATTCCGTAGTTGCTTTCGAGCAGTTGCCGGGCCGACGGCGACGGCACACACGCGCCGGTTGCCCACGAAGAAACTGCGGACCTCGACACGCGACAACGCGCCGCCACGAACGCACCCGTCGTGCGTTGAAGGATCGCGACGAGCGAGCGCCTGCCCGGCGTCATCTTTTGTAATACCAATTGAGCAGACGCAGCTGTTCTCGCGAAAGGGTAACCACCACCGGTTTGCGCAATCGCCTCGCGTCCGCCCGGGCCTGCTTCTTCTCGGCGGCCTCGCGTTCCTTCGCGCGCCTGCGCTCGGTGCGCATCGCCCGCGCCCAGCTTCTTTCGTCTGCTCTTGCCGCAGCGAGCCGCTTCTTCTTGCTGGCCACGCTACGCCGAGATTTCGCGCGCCGTTTGAGTTCCGAGATCAACAGTTCGCGGATCGTCCACGCTCGCGACTTCGTTCCTCGCACAGCGTCGATCCCCGCGATCACAGCCCCAGAGAGACGCAGCGCAACTCGCTTTTCGGCCGGCTTCTTCTTTGCCATCTATCGATTCTCCCATGTCGCCGCGCCAGCGTACGGATCGATTGCTGGCGCGTCGTATCCGTCGCGCTCGTGTGCCTTAGTTTCCGCGAGATCCTTCGCTGCGCCGGGCGCGTTTTCTCGAAGGGAGAGCGGCTCCCACACGGAGAGGGCGAGCGCGTCGTAACGATCCGGCGAGCGCCCGAGCTTCTTCTTCACATCCGGCTTTGGCGTGAGCTTCAAGCGCCCATCGGCTTGCTGCTTCCATTCCCACTCATGGAGCTCCGCCTCGAGCTTCGTGTCTTCGAGGATCGCTCCGCCGTCGCGGATCCACGCTTCGAGGTTCGCCGCGAGTTCGTCACGCATGCGCGCATATATAAACGGCTGTCGCATCGCTCGATCCGACGCGCGCACACCCACAAGCTCAAAGGCGCCAGCGTGCATCTCCGCGTAGTTGCGCAAGAGCCCGTAGAGGCTCGAGCCGATAGAGCCTTCGCGATCGACGACGACGACCGGCGTCTCACGCGGGAGCTTGTGCTTCGCGAGGAGCCCGAGAAGGTGCACGAGGTGCGCTTCGTCCGTCAGTCCGCGCATCGGAACGATCGCGAGTTGCTTGAGCCCTCGTCGCGTCGAGAAAACGGTCTCGTCGCCGCTGCCCGTCGGGCCGGCGGGATCGAGACCGACGAAAAGACGCCCGCTCTCCGGCGTCTCGTGCCAGCGCTGTTGGGCCTGCGCGATCGCATGCACGGAGAAAATGCGCCCGTCCTCGTGTAGCGCGTGCTCGCCCTTGATCCGGATCTTGTATAGCGCCGACTCCTCGCCGTACTCCTCGCGCTTCAGCTCGATCCATTCGCGCTCAGCAAGGCCCGGGATCGAGTTCGTTCCGCTCACCGCGTTGGGCGTCTCTTCGCTCGAGACCGTGATCGTTTTGTAGAAGCTCTTCTTCCCGTGGAACGCCTCGAAGAACTCGCCGCTCGTGCGCGTTGGATTCGAGAACATGACAATCCGTGCGCCGCCCGCGCGATTGCCTTCGATCGCCTCGAAGATCTCGTCCGGTACGCCGCTCGCTTCGTCGACGAGATACAGCAAGTTGCGCCCGCTGATCCCGGCGACGGCCTCCGCCTCGCGCGCCGTGAAGCCGACGACCTCGCGGAAGTCGTCGGACTTGAGGCCCGTCCTCGCGAGCTCGCCGATCTCGCCGTCGATCGTCGCCGAATGCGGGCACGGGCGCTTGATCCTTCTGCCGTCCGGGTCTTCGAGCTTGCACGCAACACAACGTCCGCCGCGCGCGCGCATCATTCGCAGTTCGCGCCAAAGGATCTGGTCGACCTGGCGCGCCGTCGTCGAAGACATGATCGCGCGCGCGTCGGGGAAAGAACAGTAGTACCAGAGCGCGAGGCCCGCGGCGACGTTCGACTTGCCGATCTTGTGGCCGCTGCGAACCGCGACGCGCGGATTGTCCCGCACAGCCTCCAGGATCTCGACCTGGCGAGACCAGGGCTCGAGCCCGAGGATCTCGCGGAAGAACGCAACGGGGTCCGCGCGGTATCGCGTCGACGGGAAGCGGATCTCTGTTGCCGCGGCGAGCATCTCGCGAACGGCCGCGAGGAGATCTGACTCGAACGTGACCGGAGCCGAGATCGCCTTCACCCGCTTCTGCTCGCGCTCGGCAATCGTGATCGTCGCCACGGATCAACCCGCCT